TCCCTGAAGGGCGTCTTGTAGCACGACTTCAATGTATTTATCTTAAGTCCGCACCGTTCGAGCGCTGCAATAGCAGGCTCAACGGCACGCATGGGCAAGATAATGTCGTCACCGTAGACGTAAACATCTACGTGGCATGATGCCTTAATGATAGCCCAGAAGAATAGGGCTTCAACGGGGAAACACAGGGCTGAACCCATAGGCGCAAACTTGCGCAGGGGGCCAAATAGTGTTCCGTCTGGCATCTCTACATAACGGGTCCGGCAGGCGTCAAAACACCTCACCCAACTGGGTGGGAAAACTTGTTGTACAAGTTCCCAGCTGACCCTATCTGAGGCCTCCGATAAGTCGAGTGTTGCGTAGCCTTGGTTAAGACTCGCTAATCTCGCCTTCTCACGGTTGATACCCTGATCAGTGAAGTTGACGTAGCCCCTAGTAAGGGGGTGTCTTTCTATCACGTCATAGAGCAGTTCCTTGAGGCCCTGTTGCACATACTGAAACTCTCGGGGCTCGCAGCATATTAGCCGCGGGCCCCTTGAGTCTTTGGGAATAGCAACAAGGCGGGAGTTAGGCTCCTCGATTACGACCGCATCATCCAACTTGTCCAACTCATCAGCCAGATGAGAGGGCGAGAAGTAGAAGTGCGAATCGTACGGATAAACGCCGTTCAGTCGCGGTATAAACCGAAACGAATGGTATTTGTCCCAGTTCTTGGTGCGGCACGAAGTCGCTCCTGAACCATGTCGAGGTACGATGATGTTAGGGTCTGTATTACAGAGCACCTTTCCAATCAATCGCCTCATTCCGCTGACGTTTACTTGCCCCGTTTCCGGAGTAAGTAGTCTGTCACAATCCTCAAAATTTCTGGTATAACTAGCCAGAGTTTCGGGATCATATGGAACCTCTAATTTGTAGAACATGAAGCATAACTGCCTCATGCATTTGATGTTGTACCCCCGTGTTTCAACGGGGAGTGTAACGTCGAACGATCTACGCCAATAAGTCCCAAGAAAGACGGGAATCCCGTCTTTGAGCTTGAATCGTACTGGTTTAAGATCAGGGCACTCACCGGTGATGAGTAACCTTTCGAATACCTTGCCTAGATCAGGCAAGGTACCAGTGAGGAAACGAATTCCCTCCCTGCTTAGTCTACGTTCGAACGTGGCAATGTCTCTTTCGTCTGTTTTAAGAACAGACGCGAGGTCGGTCCATAAAGAACCTAGGCTTTTCAGGTTATCCAATTGAGTACCTTTCCAGCCTTCCTACTCCATCTGCTCAGCAAGAGATATTAGTGTTCCCGGTTAAGCAACTTAGTAATGTTGCCCGCCGAGAGGAACTCTTTCATCTCATCCACCATTTCAACCAGATCGGCAGAGCCAAGTTGAAGCACGTCGTAAGACAGCTTCACAAGAACTCGGCCGGTACCAAGAGTGACTCCGTCGCCGGAGTCGAGAACCGTCTTATCCAGCATGATAGCTGTGTTCAC